TCTCCAACAGCTAAAAGAATTTTATTCGAGACAACGCAAAAAAGCAGATAATGATGAGAAAATTAATGAAGAAGGCTTTTTATTATCTAAAAATCTAATTAATAGAGAAAGTAAAAGAGTTTGTACTACGTGTAGTGAATATTCTTTTAATATGAAAGACGATCTTTATATGAATAAATTTGATTGTTGCTGGAAATGCTACATTCAATGGGTAGCAGATAGAGAAGAAAGATGGCTATACGGCTGGAGACCAACTAGTGAAACTAACGAAAACAAAACTTAAAGCTTTAATCAAAGAAGAAATTGCTGTTATAATAAATGAAGAAGAAGCACTTGATTTAAGTAAGCTAGAACCTACTGTAGAAAAAGCAGCTGCTGGTGTCCTCAATATGGCGAAGGGTGTCTCGGGTGACGAAAATGTTCAGAGAATGATAATTACAGCATTGATTGCAAAATTAAGCGAGCTAATTAAATAGGGAGCCTACAATGAGAATTAGAAAGAATAAAAAAAGCAATAGGAGCAAAACTAAATGGCCACAGTATATGATATAATAAAAGGAATTAATCAAGCAGCTGCAAATGCTTATGATGGTTCGCACGATGAGAGATTTGTTGTAGATGGCGAAGACAAAGCTGTAGGTCTCAAAAGAGAGCAAGGTTGCGCCATTAATGATTCTAGAGTGATGGACGGATTTAATGTTCGAATGAGTGGCCCACAACTAATAGTCTCCTATCAGTCAGAGATGCCTATGTCTGCTTTTCACAATACAAAGCTTGATCAAGAACTGGAAGAGACATATGCTGATATCGCAAAGTTTTTAAAGAAAGAATATAAGAAAGTAACCGGAGACGCTCTCTCTCTTAAAGAAGATGGTCCGTGTGATTTTATGCTTCAAAATATGTCCCGAATTAGAACTTGGGTGCAAGCAACAAAGACATATACCGTTGGTAATATGACTGACGTCATTCCAGTCGGAGAACCTTCAGAAGACCGCCTCGAAGCAAATTTTAAAAAGTTTCTTGAGCTAAGCACAGATAAGAAGCCACAAAACGTAACTAGAAAAGATGCTTAATGGCCTACAAACTCACCAAAGAAAAAATAGTCAAGGAGATAGTCAAGTCTGGTAAGAAGCCAACTTATTTTATTAATACTTACGCTAAGATCCCTCATCCAGGCAAAGGCCTAATCCCATTCAAGACATATGATTTTCAAGGAGATTTAGTAGATAATCTTGCCCTTCATCGATTTATTGTAGTTTTAAAAGCGCGACAGCTAGGAATATCAACGATTACAGCAGCTTATGTGGCGTGGCTGGTATTATTTCACAGAGATAAAAATGTTCTTATTGTTGCGACTAAGCTTTCAACAGCTGCGAACTTGGTGAGAAAAGTAAAGATCATTTTAAAGAACCTTCCAGAATGGATACGCATAGCTGATTTTGCTGTAGATAACAAAAACAGCATTGAATTGAGTAATGGGTCGCAAGTTAAAGCCTCATCAACTTCTGGCGATGCGGGTCGTTCAGAAGCGCTGTCTCTTCTCGTTATTGATGAGGCTGCACATATTGACGGATTAGAAGATCTGTGGACCGGTCTTTATCCTACAATTTCAACTGGTGGGCGATGTATTGCTATTTCAACTCCAAATGGTGTTGGCGATTGGTTTCACGAAACTTATGTAGGCGCAGAAAGCGGTGAAAATGAATTCTTTCCTGTAAGTTTAACATGGGACAAACACCCAGATAGAGACAAAAAATGGTTCGAAGTAGAAACAAAGAATATGAGCAAGCGACAAATTGCTCAAGAATACGAATGTAACTTTAATACTTCTGGCGACACTGTTGTCCATCCAGATGATATTATGCGTATTAAAGGGATGATTACAGATCCAGTTCATCGTGTTGGATTTGATAGAAATACTTGGATTTGGGAAGAACCGAAAGATGAAAACACATATTTATTGGTTGCCGATGTGGCAAGAGGCGATGGTGCTGATTCTAGCACATTTCATGTCTTTAAATTAGAAACAATGGAAATAATATGCGAATACAAAGGAAAGCCAACTCCTGATATTTTTGCTGAAATAATTTATACAACTGGCTTGCAGTATAATACTGCGATGGTTGTAATAGAAAACAATTCTGTTGGCTTCCATGTATTGGAAAAATTAAAAGATCGAGGATACTCCAATGTATATCACTCCAAAAAAGGCACACATCAATATGTTGAGCAATATGCAGCTGAAGGCAATTCAGCAGTAGTTCCAGGTTTTACTACCTCAATGAAAACCAGACCTTTGATTATTGCCAAGTTCGAAGAGTTTATAAGAAATAAAGTTTTAACTATTTATTCTAGAAGATTGGCAAACGAATTGGACACTTTTATTTGGAAGAATGGGAGACCAGAAGCTCAAAGAAGTTATAATGATGATTTGATTATGGCCTGCGCAATTGGCTGTTGGGTTAGGGATACTGCAATTATTGAAAATAAAAGGGATATTGAGTATAAAAAAGCATTTTTAAATGCTATAATAACTACTAAAACCACTTTAGACACAAGAGCCCCTGGCCAAGCAAAGCCAAGTATGCAAGATAGAATGTTTGATGAGCGTCAAAAAATGAAAGAACTTGGTTGGATATTTAAAGGATAAACAATGGCTGATAATAAAACTACTAAAAATCCCGACTCACCGTTATTTAAAAGACTAACACGTCTCTTCTCAGGTCCAATAATTAACTACCGAACACAGAATACAAGACAACTTCGTCGTCGTAGGCTGGATAAATACGCAAGAACTTTTCAAGATGTAGCGGGCCAAAAGTTTGAACGAGCAGGTTACAACCCATTAGATAATTTTTCTTCTTACAACATGGACACTCAAAGTCGTCTTACTCGTTATTCTGATTTTGACCAGATGGAGTATATGCCAGAATTAGCATCGTCTTTAGATATTTATGCCGATGAAATGACCACATTTAATGTTTATAATAGAATGTTAAGAATCCAATGTCCGGACGAAGAAATCAAACAAATTTTAGAAACATTATATTATCAGATACTTAATATAGAATTTAATCTTTTTGGCTGGTCTCGCACGATGTGTAAGTATGGCGATTTTTATCTCTATTTAGATATTGATCCAGACATTGGTATAAAGAATGCTATTGGATTACCAGTTCGCGATATTGAAAGGATAGAAGGTCAAGATAAAAACAATCCTAATTACGTACAGTTTCAGTGGAACAGCGCCGGCGTAACGTTTGAAAATTGGCAAATTGCTCATTTCAGAGTTCTTGGAAACGATAAGCATGCTCCATACGGCACATCTGTATTAGACCCAGCCAGAAGAATTTGGAGACAGTTGACGCTTTTAGAAGATGCGATGATGGCTTATCGTATTGTTCGAGCGCCAGAAAGAAGAGTGTTTTATGTTGATGTCGGGAATATTCCGCCTCAAGATGTAGAACAATTTATGCAACGCTTTATTACATCAATGAAGCGTAATCAGATTGTAGATCCGGATACTGGACGAGTCGACTTACGTTATAATCCAATGTCTGTTGAAGAAGATTATTTTATTCCTGTTCGCGGTGATGTAAAAACAGAGATTCAATCGCTTGCCGGCGGCTCATACGCCGGCGACATTGACGACGTTAAATATATGCGCGACAAGTTGTTTGCGGCAGTAAAGATCCCACAAACCTATCTTATCAGAGGCGAAGGCGGCGAAGAAGATAAGGGCGCCCTAGCCCAAAAAGATATTCGCTTCTCGCGAACTGTTCAAAGATTACAACGTTCTATAGTATCAGAACTGGAAAAAATAGCGACTATTCATCTTTATACATTAGGTTTTAGAGGCGACGACCTCATCAATTTCAGCTTAAGATTGAATAACCCATCTAAAATATCCGAACTACAAGAGCTGGAAACTTGGGACAAGAAGTTTGCTGTGGCCAGCACAGCCACCGAAGGATACTTTTCCAAGCGCTGGATTGCTCACAATCTATTTGATATATCAGATGAAGAGTTCTTGCGTAATCAGCGTGAACTGTTTTACGATCGTAAGATCGCCACACAACTCGATCAAGTTGCAGAAGAAGAAGCTGCAGCAGCAGCCGGCGGCTTAGGAGGTGAGTTTGGCGGTGACGAATTAGGCGGTGATCTTGGCGGTGAAGAATTTGGCGACGAGTTAGGCGGTGAAGAATTGGGCGGTGAAGAGTTAGGCGGTGAAGAGGGTGCCGAAGAGCCAGGCGAAGCAGCTCTTTTAGGAGCACCAGATATGCCAGCTGGTAAACGTGATGATAAACCAGGCTGGAATAGGCCGGATGTTTGGATGGACAAAGAAGGAAGAACAACAACTAAAAAATCCAAACACAAGATGTATAGACCAGTAAAACACGACAAGCGAAAG